GTTGGTGTTCGTGATTCTCCACGAGGCACTGCATATCGGCTTCCGCCACATCGTGCAGTGGGCAGCGCTCTGGAAGCAGGACGCACAGTTGACCAACATGGCGTGCGACTACGTTATCAATCTCCCGCTGCTCGACCTGACCAAGGTGTGCCCCCACATCGCCGTGCCTACTAAAGACGGCCTGCGTATCCCGCTCATCGACGAGGATTTCCGTGGGCTTAACGCCAAGCAGGTCTTCGACATTCTTAAGAAAGAGGAAGAGGAGCAGGAGGATGGCGGTGAAGAGGGTGAGGATGGCGAGCCTAACGACGAGCCGAGTGATGGCAAGGGCAAGGGCAAGGGTCGCGGTCGTGCCAAGGTTGGTCAGCAGTTCGACGAGCACGACTTCGCTGCGGGCGAGGAGCTTACTCAAGCTGAGAAAGATGTATTGGCTAACGAGGTCGATCAGTTGATTCGCCAAGGCAACGAGGTTGCTGGCCGCATGGGTGGTACTGCGTCGCGTGAGCTTGGTGAGGTGATTGCGTCAAAGGTTGATTGGCGCGAGGTCTTGGCCGACCACATCAGGGGCAGCATGGCGAAGGGTTTCGGCAAGACCACATGGCGTCGCTTCAATCGGCGTATGCAGGGCGCTGGTATCTACATGCCTAGCAGCTACGACGACAGCTTTCGCCGCATCGTGGTGGGTATCGATACCTCCGGCTCTATCCAAGGCCCGCTGCTCTCGGCGTTCCTCGGCAATGTGCAGAAGGTCGTGGAGGATGTGTGCCCCGAAGAGTTGGTGCTGGTGTACTGGGATGGCCGTGTGCAATCGACCGAGACCTATACCGCACAGACCTACGGCACTCTTATTAATACGACCAAGCCCAAGGGTGGTGGCGGTACTGACCCCTCGTGTGTGCCCGAGTATCTGCGCGAGCATGGTCTGGTTGAGGGGACTCAGTGCGTGCTGATGCTGACCGATGGGTACTTCGGTGGGCAGGGCGATTGGTCTCAGCTTCCCGCTCCGCTGTGGTGTGTGACGGATAACTCTTTCGCACAGTTCACGCCGACTGTGGGATGGGCGCTCCCCATCGAGGTCTAACAACGGGGCAGTGGGGCAGTCAATCGGAGCACTGCCCCACTGTATCAACAACGATATTTACAACAATCTAAGATTAGGAATTACACGATGGACATGAGCCACAAAGTCTTAACGGTATCTATCAAGCATGTTTACGGCAACGAGCTTATCTATCCGGTATGCAAGGATGCCAAAGCATTCGCCCGTATCGCTGGGTCTACTACCCTGACCCGCTCAGATATAGAGGAGATTAAGAAGCTGGGCTATGCCTTCTCTATCCTGCCCGCGCCTAGCTCCTCACTCTAACCACCAGTTCCCTCACACATAAGGACGACATGACATGAACACAATTCCTTTTGATTGGAAGACCGCCGACTTTCACCACTGCGTCCGGGCCGACAGCATTGTCTACGAGCCCAAACGCAACAAATCATCTTTACAGGGTTTTAAGATTTCTGATTCTAGTGAAGTACAGGTTTCTACCTATCTCTTGTACGTCGCGCAGGGGCTGCACGCCAACCGTCCCTATGTTGACTTTCGGTTTGTCCCACGCGGGGAGAGGTGTCTAGTGGTGTACCGTGCCGGGGACTACATGGGCCGACTCACTTGGCGACGGGTCGATTCGGTTCCTTCTGTGGTCATAGAATCTAGGAACATCAGCCGCAACCGTTTGGTGGACTACATCCAAGCCAACCAGACCTATACCTCAGACCTCGACAAGGCGGTGATCCGGGCACAGGACACGTTCACGCAGGCAAAGCCGATGGAGATATATCGGGAGCTTGAGGGGTACATTGGATACATCCTGCATGACAACGAGAAGCACCCACTGCTATTTGTCCACAACGCTGAATGGGAGAACCCGCTCAAGGAAGCGACGCATCGCTTCGAGGTTACCGAGGCAGGCTTAGCCGCTGAGCTTCTGTATCCGCTGCTCAAACACTTCACGAGCGAGGCAGGCGAGACCTCATGGATGGATGACGAGCAGGACTGGATGGGGAATCTAAAGAAGATGGTAAGTAAGATTCCTACAGAAACCGTGGCTCAGTTCACCAAGGGATTCGAGCGTGTGCGAGATGGACGGGATACGCGGATCAGGATTAAGACTTCCGGGCATTGGCTGTACAAGACTTTCAACGGGAGCTTCCGTCTGTTTACAGCGGGCGAAGGGCACAAAAAGGAAATCACCCCTCCTCAGTCTTTTGCAAGTGCAAGTGAGTTTCCCGAAAACCTTAGTCTTAAGTATGAGATTTTGAAGATGACGGGGATGGGAGTTCGGGTGCCAGAGATAGGGACAATGATTGATACTCCCGGTGTTGCATTCGGGGAGATATTTCACATCGAGGGTCTTGACGTTAAGTCAATGCCAACATAAACTCTAATCTCATTGTCGTGTCCTTTGCCCGGTTCCGTAACCGGGCTTTTTTAAGACGTTAGAATTGACACAGTAAACCTTAGAGAACCACAATGAAAATTAAGAAGCGATCCACATACGTCTTGCTTGGAGAACATCTCCATAGGCTGCAAGAGATTTCCAAAGCCTTAGTAGAAGACCGGGGGGCACCGATAGAGTGTTATGCACTCTCTTGTGAAATCAGATTCTTATTGAAACAAATCAAAGAGGCTGAGTGATGAGGTGGGAGGAGCTAGTGTTCTGGTTGGCGATCCTTTTTCTGGTTGGATATATCGGAGGTGAATCATGGGTTTAACCCCCGAAGGCAAAGTGAAACAAAAGCTAGTGAAGTTCCTCAACTCTTTGGAACCCAGACCTTACATGTTTTTTCCAGTTCCGGGCGGTTATGGCCGCTCAGGAATCCCCGACATTGTTGGCTGCTGGCAGGGCAGGATGTTTGCCATTGAGTGCAAAGCGCCGGGGAAGGCGGGGAACACCACCGCCTTACAACGTCGGGAGTTGCAGAGGATTAACGAGGCAGGAGGTGTCGCGTTTGTCTACGATGGTTCAATACTGGATGAAGACATGGAAGCAATTCTTAGCGGCACTTCTGCATGGCATTTGGAATTAATTAAGGAGGGGAAATGAAACCTAATCTTAAGCTGACTGATTTGCGGCAGTTTCTACTGCGAAAGGAAGCTCCCCCGGTGTGGGGGGTAGAAGACTTAGACGAGAAGCGCCAAAGGGCTTTGAAAATTTTAGGTGATCGCTGGGTGTTACACCCCAAACATTCTCCAAAGAAAGGTAACTACGATGGCTGGCCGAAAAAGTGATTTGAATGACGCCGAGATACGCACCGCTAGTGCGTATGAATCTGGGGAAGTGGCAGGCGTAGGGCTGTACTTCGCTGCAAGGATTAACGGCGTGCGAGTGGAAATTGACGGGCCTTCTGAACAGGCATTGGCATTAGTTGAGGCGCTCTGTGCCGCTGGACAACCTAAAGGATACGCAAGTGATAAAGAAATCTAAGAACCCCACCGATCCCCGCACTAAGGATTTGGTGGATGTCGAATGGGAAGAAGGAAGCTTTACTCCGCACCCTATTCAGATGAGCTACGAAATTCGGCAAGAGATTCTTCAACTTTACTATCAGTTGATGGTCGTGGCCGACAAGGTTGGCGAAGACTACAAAGCCTCCGTGCTGGAAGCTTTCGGCGAAGACGGGATGACAGAGACTCACACCGTCATCTCTAAGATTTGTGCATTGTCTGTAATCGGGATGCCGTGGGCTTTCGTGACTAACTTCCTTCAGATCCCCGACCCTGTGAAACAACTTAGTTGGGATCTTGCAGAAACCTTAGCTAAGGAATTGCAAGGGGAATTGCATGGTATGGTTGCGGATGTCATTCCGGATTCAGTCAAACATTGAGGGGTAAAACCACTTGCGGAAACTCAGGTGGTTGGTATACTTCGACTTTCCAGCTAAATTAGAGGTAGTTATGTCCGAAAATAATCGTCGCCCCCGCGCCATCAAGTTGTATGTTGTTACCGATAGCAATGAGCAGAAGGTTTACGTTAAGGCTAAAACCAAGTCTGCGGCCCTTGACTACATTGTCGGTAAGCATTTCAAGGTTGATGTTGTGAATGCTAAGGATATGGTTTCGCTTGCTGATGCTATTGCAGCTGGCGTAGAAATCCACGAAGTTCACTAAGAGGATTCGGTTGGCGGGGTGTCACCCCACCCCGCTGATACTCACCATGAAAGACTCCGTTAATCACCCATCACATTACACCGCAGGGGCGATTGAGTGTATAGACGCTCTGGCCGCTGCTACTGTTGGCCTTGAAGGTTTGCAAGCTGTTTGCACAGCGAATGCCATAAAATACTTATGGCGATGGAAACATAAAGGAGGTGTCGAAGATTTACGAAAAGCCCAGTGGTATATCGATAGGCTGATTACTGAAACCCTAAAACAAGAAACTAAGTAATCAGACAGAAAGGGACACACAATGAAGCTACTAACAAAAATCCTTTCCCCCTTCTGCTCTCAACCTATCCTGACTTTGCTTGTCCAGATGGATTCATATCCTGAGGATTTCTATTTGGGTTCGTGCCATCAAGCACACCGCATCATTGAAGATGGGGTATTCAACCCAATAGAGCATCTGCTTTTACATACCCAATTAAGACGTATTAGAAGATTAGAAACTTTCAAACGTATCTACGGATACACATTAACCCCACATCAAAAATCGTTTTGGCCTGACAACACATGAAAGGAATACACAATGCCAGCACACCACAAGACATCCGAAATCGGGGTATCCCACAAATCTGATCCGCACGCTGGGCCATCTGTAGGTGATAGGAGTTTTGAATACTATTTCGCCACCCCGATGGCGTTCCAAGAGGCGATGCAGAAGGCAAAGGAGCTTGAAAAGAAGGGGATGTATCGCCGTGCATGGCGCGTGCGGTTAAACCTCGACGGTGAGCAGCCGGTGTATGCCCCGGCGCGACCTGATACCGAGCCGCCGCCGGAGTTGACCGAGGCGGAGAAGAAGGAGCTACGCCGCAAAAAGAAGCGGCTGAACGAGTTGCGGTTGAAGGCGGATAAATTGGCGGAAGAACTAGAGGAGCATAACCATGAGTAAGTTAAAGCAGGCGGCGGCGGCGTGGGCGGCGGAGGCGGCGGCGGAGGCGGCGGCGTGGGCGGCGGAGGCGGCGGCGGAGGCGGCGGCGTGGGCGGCGGAGGCGGCGGCGGCGGTGGTGGTGGCGAAGGCGGAGGCGAAGGCGGAGGCGAAGGCGGAGGCGAAGGCGGAGGCGGAGGCGGAGGCGGCGTGCCAGCAAATTGACGAGGCGCTGGAGTACGATTTGATCGGCACCATCGACGGCACCTACGCGGGGCGGTGGATGCTGGCCGCGTTTGCCGAAAACGCAGCGGCGGTTTGGCCAGACGGGACGGCGGTGTACGTGCGGAGGATGAAGAAATGAACCGTGAAGACATCATCAGGATGGCGCGGGAAGCTGGGCTAACTGGGCTAATGGAGGGCGGCCTCATCGACTACTTTGAACGCTTCGCCGCTATTGTCGCCGCCGCCGAGCGCGAGGTGTGTGCGCGGGAAACCGACATTGCGTATCGAGAGCGCAATCAATTAGTGGCTTTGCTAACTATTCTGTTTCCGTC